CTTCTCGGTTGTCTCGACCAATGCGGCCAACCAGACTACGACGAGCCAGGATTACACCTTCTCAACCCTACCCATCGTTGACACGACTCCTCCGGTTATTTCAAGTGTTGGCTCAACAGTCACGCAAACCACAGCGACGATCTCTTGGACTACGAATGAACAAAGTACAGGTCAGGTCCAATATGGAACGACCCAAACTCTTGGAAGCCAGACCGCGGTTGATGCTCTTGCCACTTCCCATAGTTTTACCCTTTCAGGTCTGACCGCAGGAACAAGCTACTACTACAGTGTCCTCTCTACGGATGCCTATGGAAATCTTGCCACGTCGCCCGGTTATTCTTTCACTACCCAGACAAGCGTATCGGTTCTTTCCAATGTCGCGGTGAGCAATATCACACAAACAAGTGTAACGATCTCTTGGAATGTAAACGAATATGCCACAGGGCAGGTAGAGTACGGGACCACGACGGCGTACGGAAGTCTGAGCACGAAAGAAACGAGCTTCAGTTATAATCACCACATCCAAAATATCGGTGGGTTAACAGCCAACACCCTCTACCACTTCAAGTGCATGAGCCAAGGTCAGACCGATGGGATGGGATATTCAAGCGACCAAACCTTTACGACCGCCTCGGCTTCCTCAACCATTACGGGTGTAACAGTTTATCCTGCTTCCCTGAGTCTCTACACGAATGCCACCCAGTCATTCACAGCTACGGTCACGGGAACTGGATCGTTCAGCAATTCTATTACCTGGTCCGCTCTACATGGATCAATCACTTCGAGTGGCCTCTATACTGCCCCTGCTTCGGCTATGTCGGATACCGTGACTGCAACGAGTGTCCAAGATGGAACCAAGTCTGGGACATCGACCGTGACTGTGACGGTTTCAGTTGACACAACTCCGCCAGTTCTAAGTTCTGTCTCCTCCTCAAGTCTTACCCAGTCTGGAGCGACAATTATCTGGACTACGAATGAGGCTTCTACAAGTCAGGTGGATTACGGAACGACAAATACCTATGGTTCCTCGACAACTCTGAGTTCAGGTCTTGTCACCTCACATTCTCAGACCCTCTCTGGGTTGATTGCCGGGACGCTTTACCATTTCCGAGTCAAATCATCAGATGCTTCAAACAATCTGGCAATGAGCGGAGATTATACCTTCACTACCTCGGCAAGCGGGGTTCCCAATGGCGCAAACGTCAAGAGTTCGCCCTACAACGCCTATGGCGATGGAGTTCACGACGATACGGCAGCGATCAATGCCTGTATCTCTGCTGTGAATGCGGCTGGTGGCGGGACGGTCATCGTTCCCGCTGGCACCTTCATGGTCAACGCCGTGGCGAATAGCTGGTACGGGGTCCGGGTTCTGTCGAATGTTACCCTCTACCTGTCCAGTGGTGCGGTTCTCCAGTGCATCACCAACGGAGTGGATAACTACGGAATCGTTAATCTCTCCGGGAACAATGCCCCCATTACCGGACCTGGAACCATCTCAGGGGATCGCGCTACACACACGGGGACAACGGGCGAGTGGGGCATGGGCATCTATGTCGGAAACACCACGGCCACGAATTGCACGATTTCGGGCGTCACTTGCCAGAACTGCTGGGGTGATGGGATCTATGTCTATGAGACCAGCGGAACCACGAACCTGACCATAACTGGCGTCACCTGCAACTACAACCGGCGCCAGGGCATGAGCATCGTCCAGGTCAACGGGATGACCGTCACCGGCTCAACCTTCTCGAACACGCAGGGCACGGCTCCCGAGTGCGGCATCGACATCGAGCCAAATAGCCCGGCGATTTGCACCAACATCAACATCAATCACAACACCTTCACCGGCAATCACGGCGGGGCCTTCCAATGTGGTGCTGCTGCTGGGACGACCATTACTTATGTGACCTTCGACACGAATACCCTCACGGGCAATGGTGTGGCACCGCGCATTGCGGGTGACTCCGGCCAAGCCAACGCCATCTTCATCGGCTACTGCTACGGACAGACCTCTCTGACCAATGCACTCAAGATCACGAATAACACCCTCACGAATAATTATGGCGAGGGCATCCAGTTCGACCACACGACTTGGGGCACCTGCACCGGGAATACCATCACCGGGACGATCAACGTGAGCAGCGCTTATGAACAGGGAGGTGGAATCTATCTCTTCGATTCCGATTACATCACCGTGACCGGCAACACCATCACAGGCAATGCTGGCCCTGGCGTCTGGTTCGTCGGAGCGGCATCGACAGATACCCACAACACGATTACCCCCAACACCTTCTCCAACAATGGTGGAGCTAACTACCCAGCGGCAACTTACTGATATGCACACACTCTTCCGAGACTTCCGAGGCCAACTCTCATGGGGTCGTGTTTGCGCCCTGGTGGGACTGATTGTGGCTGTCGTGGGCCAGTTCAAGACGCATGAAGGTGTCCCACTTCTGGATGCTGACCATTTGAAGATTTGGCTTGGCCTTTCCTTCGGGAATTATGGTGCATCCAAGGTCACAGAGATGTTCTGTGGCCAAACTATTGCCTCCGATGCTTCTACGGGTTGTGTCGGAACTACCCTCAGGGCCGGAGGAAATCATGAGACCTAAGCTGCGAGACATTCTGATCGGAGTCGTTGCTGTCATCATCATCTTCGGTGCGATAGCTCTCGGTCTAGACCACTACAAGAAAAAAGAGAAGGCTGGAGAAACCATTTCGCACATCGAACAGGGAGTTGCAGATGCCCATGTTGCGCAAGCCCAGGCCTCGGATCCGAAGGTGGCAGACCTTGAGGCCAAGGTGGCGAGTCAAGCGAAGGACTTGGGTCGGCTCAAGACTGAACGCTTGGCACTCCTGGCTCACCTGGCAACCGTCAGCACCTCCGATCATGATTCAGCGAATCCCAATTCTGGGACAGGAATTCTGGATGATGACATTGTTGCCCTCAAAGATGTTGTCTCCAAAGATGCTGAGGTAATCAAGAGCCAGGATGATCAGATCAGCCAGCAGGGTGATGTCATAAAGCAATTGACCATCTCCAGGGACCAGTGGAAGGGTGCCTATGAGGCGGAACATCGTGCGCTCGTGGGTCTCCAGATCGCCCTCGATGCACAGAAGGTAGTCAACAAGATGGACAAGTGGATCTACAGGGGCCAGGGCCTAGCCGTTGGTCTAGTTGGTGGCTATGCATACGGGAGGCTCCATTGACCGTCATTGAATGGTTGACCATGGCCGGGATGATGCTCGGTCTTTTTGGGGCACTAATAGGTTCCATGAAGGGAATTCTTCGGGATCAATGGCATGAACATAGAGAGTTACACCGAGAGATCAAGGACGAACTTGATTCGCACCGGGAGTCCCTTGGTCACGTTAATGGGCGAGTCATTGCCATTGAGACCATGTGTGGCGTTAGACATAGCTATGATGGCCCTGAGCGGAGGGGTGGATGAAGATTGCACCAGAACACACATGGGACAGGAAATTGAAGAAGAATGTCGATGAAGCCGACGAAAGCAAGCCCCTGTCACCTATGCAGTTGAAGTTTGCCCAGTATATTTGTGATGGCATGACTACCCTTGAAGCGGCTAAAGCTGCCGGGAAAACACCAACTGCTGCTAATAGTTGGGGCTACAAGACAATTAAACTCAAGAAGGTTCGCGCCATCATCAATGAATTCAACACTCGGGTAGCTACTGCCTTTGCGGAGAAGGCCGAATCAACCGCAGAAAAAATGGTGAATGAAGTAAACGAAGCCATTCAGTTCGCCAAGGATAACAAACAGCCAGCCGCCTACATCAAGGGGCTAGAACTGAAGGCAAGACTCTGCGGTCACCTAGAGAAGGACAAGGACACGGGTTCCAAATTCTCAATCAATATCATCGGCCTAAAGGATCCCAATGGCTGATATCACCTTCCAACCCAGTGGCCCAACCGTTAAGCGGTGGATGGAAGACGATGAATCATTTGTCAAAACCCTCATTGGTCCTTTGGGCTCAGGCAAGACAGCAGCAGCCTGTGTGGAGATTCTACGGCGGTCTATGGCACAAGCGCCTGGACCTGATGGAATCAGAAGAACCCGCTGGGCGGCGATACGAAACACCTTCGCTGAACTGAAATCGACTACGATCAAAAGTTGGGTCCAGTGGTGCCCCGCGCAGTTCGGAAAACTGACAATGGGTGGTTCTCCCATTACCCACCGAATTGAAGCGCCTGGTCTTGATATTGAAGTTCTGTTTGTTCCTCTCGATTCCGATGAGGATGTCAGAAAGTTACTCTCCATGGAACTCACGGGGGGTTGGATTGATGAGATTCGGGAGATACCAAAATCCGTCCTGGATACTCTAACGGGTCGTGTCGGGCGTTACCCTTCTAGGCTCCAGGGGGGATGTACTTGGTCAGGCATCCTTGGGACTTCCAACCCGAGTGATACTGAATCGTGGTTGTATAAAGAAGTGACCAATCCTCCTGAGGGGCACAAGACCTATCGGCAACCAAGCGGGAGAAGCCCAGAAGCCGAGAACCTAGAGAATCTTCCCCTTCGATACTATGACCGCATGATGGCTGGGAAAGATCCAGAGTGGATCAAGGTTTTTGTGGACGGAGAGTTTGGCTTTGTGGTGGAAGGCCAGGTTGTCTATCCGTCCTTCAGGGATAGTGTTCATGTCCCATTAGAACCCATTATGCCAGTCCCAACCCTTGGCCTTTGTATTGGCGCTGACTGGGGTCTGACTCCCGCTGCGGTCATCGGCCAGCAACTTCCAAACGGACAGATCCTTGTCCTAGATGAGTTTGTCTGTGAAGATTCCGGCATCATTCGGTTCGCCAAGGATCTTACACTCTATGTGAAACAACACTATCCACACCATGATGTGGTCATGGCGATTGGCGATCCAGCTGGAACTTCAAGGGGTGCTGACGAACAAACCATCTTCGATATTATGAACAAATACACTCCATGGAGATGGAAGCCTGCTCCGACCAATGACACGACCATGAGGATTGAGGTGGTCTCTCTTGCCCTAACCCGGATGATCGACGGCAAGCCCGGTTTCCTCCTTGATCCTAGAGCCATGACACTTCGGAAAGGTTTTGCTGGAGGCTATCACTTCCAGAAGGTTGTTTCTGGGAATGGTGCAACTTTCCATGAAACACCCAGGAAAAACCAATATTCCCATCCCCACGATGCACTTCAATATCTTTGTCTTGGGATGGGGGGCGCCGATCAGGTTATGAATCGGGTTAGAAGTGCCAACCGACAAAAGGTTGCATCAGACGTGGATTATGACATTCTTGGTGAAGAGAAAGTCCAACAGCTTTTAATGAGTAGTGTTGTGTGGGGAAACGGAAGACCAGCCCATATGGGGCGTCAAGTGAATCGTTTTGATGGAGAATACCTATGAGCGCTTTATTCTCAAGTCCATCCCAACCGCCTCCTCCACCGACTCCACCACCTGCTCCGAATGCCAGTAACTCCGCAGCGGACATGAATGTGGCGGCCCAACAGGAAGCCTTAGCTCTCCAGCGTGGGCGAAGCGCTACCATCCTGACGGGTGGTGGTGGGTTGCCCGATGCGGGAACCTCCAGTAAGCAACTTTTGGGTCAGTGATGAATACTGAGATTCAGAATGAAACAGTGAATGAACTCCTTCGAGAGTTTGACTGGGTTGCCCAGAAGCGTGGCATATGGGAAAACCATTGGGAGCAGGTATCAAGAAAGGTTCTCCCCTACTACTCGACTTCCTTCTTTTCCCAGGGGAATACTGTTCCGGGCCAGAAAAGGGGATATGAGCAGTTTGACGTAACAGCCAATGCCGCTCTATGGAAGTTCGCGGCGGCAATGGAATCCATGCTTACCCCCGCCAATGGGAAGTGGCACCGTCTGAGACCTACCGATCCAACCCTTGCGAGAAACAAGGATGTGATGGGTTGGTTCGACCTTGTGAATAACCTTCTCTTTCATTACCGCTACTCTCCCCATTCCGGTTTCCAGGCCAACATGCACGATGGGTATGTGGGCATCGGGGCATTTGGAACCTCGTGCCTCTTTACCGATGCATTCAAGGACAAGAACCAACCTGATATGAAGGGCCTGCGATATCGTCAGGTATACCTTGGAGAGCTCTTCTTTGCCGTCAACCATCAAGGTCAGGTCGATAAGGTATTCCGCCGATTTAAGATGACCCTGCGCC